TGGACAAAAAAATATGTTGGCGCGTTTCGGAAGTTTTGGCTTGCGCAAGCCCGCGAACCGCTTGTCAAAGTCCTGGCGAAGCACTCGCGAAGTATCGGGCAAAGTCTGGCAAACGGACTGGCGAACCGAAGCGGGGGAAAGTGGCAAACCGACAAGATGGACAATCTTTTTATAAAAAATCATGGAAAAAATAAACGTACTCTCGCTCTTCGGAGGTATCGAATGCTGACGCGTAGCCATGGATAGACTCGGATGGGAAATCGGAACGTACTACTCTTCCGAGTTCGACCCTTACCCGAGAAGCCAGACCGAAAAGAACTTCCCCGACATCGTCCACCTTGGCGACGTGCGAACCGTGAAACCCGAAGAACTCGAACCTATCGACATCCTCATCGGGGGAAGCCCGTGCCAAGACCTCTCGATCGCCAAAGCAGGCGGCAAGGGATTGGAATGAGACAAGTCATGACTCTTCTTCGAATACGTCCGAATCCTCAAGGAAGCGAAACCCAAGTATTTCCTCCTAGAAAACGTGGCGAGCATGAAGAAAGCGGACAAGGACATCATCACGGAAATCATGGGAGTGGAACCCACGCTTATAAATAGTGCGCTCGTATCCGCACAGAACCGGAAAAGATACTATTGGTACGGACAACGGCAGGAAGACGGAACCTACTCCAAGGTCGAAGTCCCCCAACCCGAAGACCGTGGCATTTTCCTCCGCGACATCCTCGAAGACATTCCGATGGACGATGCGAGATGGAAGCATTTGGACGAGAAATACATTACGGACAAACTGAAACTGCAACTAGACAAATACTACTCTCTTACAGCCACCTACGCTTGAGCCTGCCCGAGGGATTATCTGGAAAAATCATCTAGGCAACTGGTAATCTGACAATTCCGCCGCACAGACCTCCGCGTCCAAGCCGACCAAGAGAAGACCTGCACGCTGACCGCGAACATGGGAACCGGCGGGAACAACGTGCCGATACTCATGCAGAAAATAGGAGAGATAAACGAATGAGGACAATGAAACCGGATTTATTCGATAGACGGAAAGTGAGCCAGCCTTGGAGCATCTTCCGGTGGAAGCGCATGACCTTCCGCAACGCTGATACTTTGAATGGCACACCGCAACCGATGAGAAGGAAAGCAACCGGAGATAAACGGAACGGAAAAAGCCAACTCGCTGACCACGGTGCAGAGCGACAGCAAAGTCGCTTGCATATTCTGACTCGCACACCGGAAGCAAATCGTAAAATGAGAACTCTCCGAACGCGGGCCGGAATGCAACGTAACAGAAAAGAGCAACGCGCTCAACGGATTCACGAACACCTACGAAATCACCGATGGATACTACTGGCGCAAGCTCACCTGCATCGAGTGCGAAAGATTGCAAACGCTCCCGGACGGGTTCACGAAGGACTTGAGCAATTCAAGGAGGTACAAGGCGATTGGCAACTGATGGACGGTTGAGGTTATTAAACATATTTTATCGTTTGCAAAATTCTAATGTTCCCGAAAAAGCTCCCAGATTTACCCAACCCCTCATGGAAGACCGCCCTTGCTTTTCCTCCCGTTTCCGGTAAAATCGCGACGGATAAAACGGAAAAAACCGAGAAGCCGAGACCCGAGAAAAAACCGAAACCGATTCCGAAAGTTTCCGAGAAGAAGAAAAAACGCATCAAGGAAAACGGAAGCGAAACGGCGCTTTTCAAAAAGGTTTGGAAAGAACGCCCGCACGCCTGCGAAACCTGCGGAAAGGTTTTAACGGAAGCGAAACCGCATAATTTCGACCACGTGATTCCTAAGAGCATGGGAGAAAAGTACCGACTCGATCCGAAGAATATTTCAATACTTTGCTTCGGTTGCCATTATCAAAAAACGACCGGGCAAATTTACAAAGGCATTAACCTCGATTAAATATGAAACCGTTAAAATTCCGCTCCTGGATAAATGAGGAAATGATTTATCCAAACAACACTTTTTGGGATACGAACGCTATCGATTGAAATTGAGCGCTTTGCCACGTATGAGAACAGAACTTGCAATTCAACGAGGACGGAGCGATTATCATGCAGGCGATAGGACTCCAAGACGTGACATGTCAAGACATATTCGAAGGCGACATATTGAAGCACGCCACATGATACGTCACGAAGGTGCAATGGAGCGATAAGGCTCTCGCATGGGAAATGATAGGGGAAGACGGCGGACGGCAGGACTTCGCGTGGTACGTCTGAAACATTCCGAACCTTCCGATGGTATTCGGGAACATCTACGAAACGCCCGAAAAGTTTAAGATGGAACCGGACGAAGAACGAACCGACCCGTTAAACCTTTAGGCCATGCCACTCATCTGCCTTATTCTCATCCTCTCTATAAGTTTCCGAATCATACCCGAACCGAACCCACCGGAACGCATGACGAAGATATGGGTCAAGCGAAAGCATCGAATATTTCCCATTTATCTGTAACATGACCGAAAGAACCTTCCTCGTCACCTGCAAGCAGTGCCAGCTCCATTTCCGACTTCCGTACAACGTGCCAAAGTACGTTTGCCCGACCTGCACCGCCAAGAACATCAAACGGTTCGAGGAGAAGAAGAATCAATCGAACTCAAATCCTGCGATACAACCATAGGCGAAAAGACCAACGTCCTCGAAATGCTTTACTCAATCGGCAAAGAAACTTGAAAGGCGCTCCTGAAAGACTACAATCCGAAGGACGAGAGGGAAGCCGAGAAGATTATCAAGGATTTCAAGAATTCGGTACGAGAGGCAAACGCTAACAGAAAGCCATAATGAAACTATCCGAACTCAAAAAGCTCGAAAACAACCCTAGGACAATCAAGAAAGAGGACATGGACAAGCTTGTCGAATCAATCAAGAAATTCGGCATCCTCGAAGCCCGCCCGCTGATAGTTTCCACCAGAACGGGGGAGAACGTCATCATCGGGGGAAACATGCGGTACGAAGCCTGCAAGAAGCTCGGGATAAAGGAAGTACCAGTACACGTCATGGAAAACCTCACGGAAGAGGACGAACGGGAGATTGTCATCCGCGACAACGTGAGCAACGGGGAATGGGACATGGAAGCTCTCGCGAACGAATGGGACGCGGTGGAACTGAAGGAGTGGGGGGTGGAGGTGAAATTTGAAGAAATAGATTTTGACGCTATCGAATCCAACTCCGACAGAGGGAAGTCCGACAAATCGAAATCCGTATCCTGCCCGAACTGCGAGCACGTCTTTACCGTTTAGATCCATGCCGATACCTTACATGGGAAGCAAGGCCAAATCCTGCATCCACATCGCGAACGTAATCGAAGCCCACTGCCCGAACCACCCGAAAGTATTGGTCGAGCTTTTCGCGGGATGATTCTCGGTAGGGGAAACGTTCCTAAAGAGAGGCTATGAAGTCATATCGAACGACAAGAACAAATACGTTATCGCGCTCCTAGAAAAAGTCGTCAACGGATGATTGGACGAAAAGAAGTGCCTCGAATGGGTATCCCGCGAGAAATTCAAAGACGTTATCGCGAACAAGGAAAAGTACGACGATTGGTACGTTTGATACGTCGGAATCATTTGGAGCTTCGGTAATAATAATAAGCAATATTTATTCTGACCCGAGAACGAACGCAAGAAACGCTCGCTCTATGAATTGGTAGTGAACGGAACCGCCGACGACTTCATAACCGATAATTTTCCGAAACGGTACATCGAGGGGATAGCGAAGCAAAAGGACTGGCGAACTCGGAGGATGGCACTCAAAAAGGTTATGTGAGCATTGAAGGATCGAGAAGACCTGGAAAGACTGCAAAGCCTGCAAAGCCTGGAAAGCCTGGAAAGACTGCAAAGCCTGGAAAGCCTGCAAAGACTGGAAAGCAATGCGACGTTCCTATCGTGAAGCTATGAGGAGGTTATAATCCCAGAAAACGCAATCGTATACTGCGACCCACCATACGCTTGAACCGCCGAATACGCCGAAGGGAACTTCAACCACGCCAAGTTTTGGGAGTACGTCAGAAAGTTGTCAAAAACTCACGAAGTATTTATTTCCGAGTATACTGCTCCAGAGGACTTCCGAATAATCTACGAATTCAAGCAGAAAAGCAGTCTCGCTGGGTGATGCCAATCGCATGATTTACAGCCGAGCGAGAAGCTATTCGTTTTACAGAGTTAATACAGAGCCATGAAAAAACACATCCCACCGACATGATGATACCTCAAAGTTATGGAGAAAGGTGAGACCCTGAACCCCAACGGCAGACCCAAAAAAGGCATTGCCGCCTGTAACGAACAGCTTGCAAAAGAAGGCTACGAACCCGCCACGAAAGCGGATATCGAAGCCAACTATATGGCAATGGTACAGCTCGGGCAGGAGAAATTGACGAAACTGGCGAACGACAAGGAACAACCCATGCTTATACGCATAATCGCGAAGAACATGCTCGGTTGAAAAGGCTTCGACATTATCGAAAAGATGCTCGACCGTGGAATAGGGAAGGCGGTACAGCGCGAAGAAGTACAACAGAACCACACCTGAGAAATTCGCATCATCAAACCGCAAACAGAATAATGATACTCGATTTTTCCGCCCGCGACCTCTACAACTACAAATACATACCCTTGCTCTCTGAAACAAAGCGGTATGTGTTTTTGCTTTGATGACGCGGAAGCGGCAAGAGCCGTTTCCAAGCGCAAAAGGAGATAATCCAAACCTTTGAAAAGTGAAGCCGAATGCTCGCAATCCGCAAGGTTGAGCGCACGATAAAAGACTCGGTATATGCGGAGCTTTGCAAAGTAATCTCCGAATGGAACCTCGAGGACTGTTTCGATATCAAGACATCGCCTATGCGAATCACGAACAAAATGACGGGCTCCGATATCATTTTCCGATGAATGGATGACCCGATGAAAGTAAAGTCAATCCACGGGGTGTCACGTGTATGGATCGAAGAGGCTTTAGAGCTCGAGAAACGGGATTTTGACACGGTGGACCTATCCATACGTGGAATGAGGAATATGCAAATCACTTGCACTTTCAATCCTGGAATCAAAGGGCACTGGCTCAACGCCGACTTTTGGGAAAGGGGAGAGACGGAGAAAGTTAAGCTACTCCATACCACGTTTCAAGACAACCGCTTTATAGGCGCGGAGTATCGGGAGGTACTGGAACGCCTGAAGGAGAACAAGTGGGCGTATGAGATACAGGCGCTCGGTATGTGGGGCGACCATTTGGAGGGTCTGATTTATGCCTATACGGTAGTCAACGGGATACCAAAAGAGGCGCGACTACTCGGTTATGGGCTCGACTTCGGGTACAACCATCCGGCTTGCTTAGTCTCTCTCTACGAGTGGAACGATTGAATCGTGATACACGAGGAGTTCCATAGGCCGGGGATGATTAACGCAGATATAGTGGCTTATCTGGAAGAAAACAAAATCGACCCGTATTCCGACATTATCGCGGACAACTCACGACCCGAGGCAATCGAGGAGATATATAGATCTGGGTTCAATTGCAAGCCATGTAAGAAGTGACCCGATTCCGTGATACACGGTGTGAACGCCATGAAAAGGCTCAAGCTATACATAACGGCGGACAGTTCAAGCGTACGCAAGGATTTTGATAATTACGTATGGGCAACCGACAAATCGGAAAAGCCTACCGACAAGCCAATCAAGGCTTGGGACGAAGGACCGGACGCGTCACGCTACTTTCTCGCATCGTACTTTGACTTTTCCGAATTCGATATAACTTTTTGATAAATGAAAAAACCATCGTACATATCCGAAACCGCCTGGAACTCCATGAGTTGGAAGGAGCAGGACTTCGTTATATTGCTTCGAGAGCGCAAGTATACCAAGGCTCAAATCATGCGCAGATTGTACGTCACGACCCGTGCCGGATTCGAAAAACTGCGCAATCGGGTATCTGAGAAGATAAAGAACGGCGCAACTTAGTTTACAATTTGCCAACGTTCCCTGTATTTGTCCGCGTAACGGCTTATTATCAAGCCATTACATCCAATTTTGCAACATGACAAAGTACATATGACGGCTTATCAACGTCGGCGTAGGGCTCGAAGCGGTACGGGGGACGGCGGACACGATAACCGCATGGATTCCGAAAACGGATTTTTCTTTCGTAGACAAAGCGGAAGTCATTCAAGACGAAAGCTCAATCGGCGTAATCGTGGATTCCCGCGATTCCATCGTTACCAAAAAATGGGCGGAAGGCGACCTTTCCTGAAACGTGGAAACCAACTCAATCGGGTATTTTCTCGCAGGTCTCCTCGGTGACGTATCCTCTGCGGTAGCCACTACCGGGGCATATACCCACACTTGCACGCTCGACGCGAGCAACCAGGGGCAAACCCTCACGATCCAAACCAAAGAGCCGAACGCCAGCAATTTCCTTTTCGCTCTCGGAAGCATCGACAGCATGACCGTCACGGCGGAGGAAGGGCAACAGGCTACGTTCTCGGTAACGCTCAAGGCGAAAGCGGGGGTGACGACCACTGCGCCGACTATGACTTACGCCGTGGACAACAAGCTCATGTCCCGGCACTCCGTGTTCAAAGTGGCCGCCAACCTAGCGGGACTCGCGGCCGCTTCCGCGATATGCCTGAAATCTTTCGAAATCACTTTTTCCAGAAACCTCGAAGAGGATTTTTGCCTCGGTTCCGATACGCCTGCCGACTTCCTCAACAAGCAATTCGCGATCGAAGGCTCGTTCTCGCTCCTCTTCGAAGCCGACACGTTCAAGGACTACTACCTCGCAGGAACCAAGAAAGCCATCCGCTTCGAACTCGCGGACACCGCAACGACCATCGGGCTTTCAAGCAATCCGACGCTCAGAATTGACCTTCCGAGCGCCGCCATGACCGAATGGGCGAAATCCATGGGCAACGACGAAACCGTGACGCAGACTTTGACTTTCAAGGGGCTCTACAGCGCAACGGACACGTCCGCGGTCAACGTGTACCTTACGAATACCAAGGCCGACTACATACCTAGCTAACCAAATCCAAATGGAATACACGCAAGAACTGGCCGAAAAGCTCACGAAAGCCATACAGGCGCACGAAGTGAAAGCGGTGGAAGGGGAGTACACCATGGTAATCTCCGAGGAAATCCCGGACCGTGACGGGGAGACCGTCATGCTTTCCGGAGCTCAGACCGAGAACTATATGAAATCCCCGGTCGTGCTCATCGACCATTCCTACGAAGTCGAAAGCATAGTCGGAAAAACCACGTCCATCGAAGTCGTCGGAAACCGGATGATAGCGAAATGGGTATGGGCCGACACGGAGGACGCATTGCTTGCCAAACAGCTCTACGACGGGGGATTCCTAAAAACATCGTCTATAGGATTCATCCCGAAGCAACGGCAGGAGAACGACCGGAGCATCATCACGATTTGGGAGCTCCTCGAATGGTCTCTCGTTGCCGTTCCTTGCAACCCGAACGCATTGAGCCAAGACGGAAAAGCGCTTTTTATGAAAGGGATCGAAAAGGGGCTGGTCAAAGAGGAAATTCCGAAAACCCCGTCCGAACTCGACGGAATCAAGGCCGAATTGAAGGAAATCAAAGAACTACTCAAATCCCTAGCCGATGGAAAGGCACAAGGGAGCGATATGGACGCCCAAATGCAGGAAGCGAAAGCCAAGAAGGAACTCCTGCAATCCATCAACCGGGCGACGGCTTCCGCCCTGGAAAACCTCAAGAAGCTTTAGAAGCATTTTTTTACTATTACCATATATGGAAATCGAGAAAGTAATCCAAGAAGCGCTGGAAAAGTCGCTTCCCGAAATCGTCGACGCGGTCACGGAGCAGAAATTCGCCGCGCTCCTCGAAAAGACGACCGCCGAAATGACGGAAATCAAGAACGAGCTCAAGAACATCGCGATCGCCGGAAAATCCACGCCTGCCGTCAAGGAATTCGCGGGACAGACCGCCATCGTCAACATCTTCAAGAGCATCGCGAAGAACGGCGTGAAATCCGAAGAGGCATTCGAAGAGCTCGCGAACAGCGAAATCAAGGCGGCGTTCCTCGGGGAAACCACGGCGACCGAAGGCGCGGAGCTCGTTTTCGCCCAGTTCGAATCGCAGATCATCAACGTAATGAAGCAGTACCCGGTAGTTGCCGAAGTCAAAATCTACTCCACGAAGGGGAAGGATTTGAGCATTCCGAAAGTCACGAACGGAATCACGACCGCATGGTTCGACGAAGGCGCGACCATCACCGGAAGCAAGCCGGTATCCGCTTTCGTTTCGATTTCCGTGTACAAGGCGGCCTGCCGTGTCCAAATCACGGAAGAACTCCGAGAAGACAACATGACCGTTCCGGAAGTCTACTCGATGCTCGTGCAGCTCATCGGTGAATCACAGGGGGCATTCGTGGAAGACGCGATTTTGAACGGAGACTGAACCAAGGTCGACGGGGTGTTTCACAATACTTCCGTCGGAGTCGTTACCGCGCTCGCCGGAAACACCAGCTTGTCCCTCAACACGGGCGAAGAGCTCGACGACCTCCTGAACGACCTGGATACCAAGATATCCATGGAATACCAGACGAATCCGGCAGGACTCGTCGCCGTAATGTCACAGTACACGTTCAACGTGCTCCGGAAGGCGAAGAACTCGACTACCGGTTTCATCATGTTCCCGGAACTCCGTGACGCGAACCCGAAACTTTTGGGAAAGTACCGCGTAATCAAATCGCACAAGGCACCGGTACAGAACGCGGCGGCCGACGTGGCATCCGCTACGCCTATCGTCGCCGGAGACCTCTCCAAGTACTTCGGATTCGTCCGGCGCCGGGGGCTCACCGTGATTTCCGGAATGTCCACCGGGGACTTCGAAGGCGACCTCATGTCAGTAAAGGCGACCCAGCGTTTCGGCGGGGAACCCACCATCGGCGAAGCGTTCGCGAAGGTGAAGAATCCAGCGGCCTAACCGGCTTTCTCCGCTCATCCACGAGGTGGGCGGGAACAAGCCTATTATCTAACTTTTAAAATATGCGGGTACAGCTGATCGAGGACGGGATTTACGGGAAAGCCGGCGAATTCGTCGACATGGGAACCGTCAAGGCGAAAGCCATGGGACTGGACCGCCCGGAGGCAACCGAACCTGAGGCGAAAGAACCGAAAACCGCCAACGATTCTAAGAAAAACAAGGCAATCCTAAACTAAAAACCCGATGATCGTCTCCCTATCCGAGCTAAAGTCATACCTCTGAATCACCGGAACGGCCGACGACGCGCTTTTGACGATACTCCTCGACTCCGCCAACGACTTCGTGGAGTCTTACGTATCCAGGGAGCTGGAGAGCGACACGCGCACCGAATACCACGACGGGAACGCGCAACGGGAAGTGATGCTCGACGTTTACCCCGCAACTTCAATCACCAGTTTCGAAAAGAACGTTGGAACGCTCGACGCGCCAGTATGGGAAGCCGTACCGGCAAGCACGTACAAGCTTTCGCCGAAGGACGGAAAGGTATTCCTATTGGGATACTCATACCGTGGATTCCAGAACTACAAAATCGTTTACGTCGGGGGCTACGCGACCATGCCGGGGGACTTGAGGCTCGCTACCCTGAAACTCGCCGGATCCTACTGGAACAAGCGGACGTCCGACGGGATTAAAAAAGAGGGCGTCGCGGGCGACTCTTTGGAATTCGACACGTCGGAGGTATCTTCCGACGTCATGATTATCCTTAATTCGTACCGGGATGTTTAGAAAGTACCAAGCGACCGCCGAAGTGTTCCGCGCCGGGTACGTCACCGAGGGGGCGTACAAGAAAAGCGGGTACGTGACGACCGGTAAAACCTACATAGGGCACCTGAAAGGGCAGTCAATCGACAAGGTGAACGACCTAGCCATGTTCGGCAAGGTTTTCAAATTCACGACCGAAAAGGCCGCCGATATAAGAGAAGCCGACCGCCTGAAAATATCTGGAGCGGATTACGACGTCAAGGGGGCGACGGAATTCGAGGGCATAACGTTCGATACGAAACAGATACTCGTTTACAAGGTATAAAATGCAAATAGTAATCACCGGACTCGACTCGATGCAGGGATTCGCTGAAAAGCTAAAGAATTCCGATTTTAAAAAGGTGATAAACGGGAGTATCAAGAAATCCATTTTCACTCTCGAACGTGCTTCAAAAATCAATACCCCGGTCGATACGGGAACGCTCCGCAATTCCTACAAAAAGACATACTCAGACCTGGAAGGTAGATTGACGAACTTCCGATTGTACTGATTTTTCGTACACGAAGGGCACAAGCAGACGCCCGGTCGGTACGTTCCGAAGATAGGCAAGCGACTAGTACGCAGTTTCATCCCGTGAAATCCGTGGATGCAAAGGACGATTGACGAAAACGGCAAGGCAATCAACGACATTTTCGAGAACGATATCGACGCATTCATCAAAAATCTGTAACATGATCCAGGCAATTTCCGACAATATAAAAACCGCGCTCGAAACGCTCAAGGGTACGAACAAGCCCCTTGTGAACGTGTACGACTTCCACACGCTCGAAAACACGGGCTATCCTTTCGTATCATTCGAAGCCGTGGAACTCCAAGGGCAGATACGGGACACTTGCAACAACGAAAGGAACGTGATTTTCGACCTGTACATATTCCAAGAAATCGGAACCAACGGCAGACGGCAGGCAACGCAGATTGTATATCGGGCGATGGACGATATTCTATCGGTATTCGACAAAGACTACACGCTTTCCGATACCGTGGAGCTCGTCACGCCTATCGGTGGTAGCATCGTGCCTTTCAACATAGGCAACGGTTCGGCTATCGTAGGAACGATACAGTTGAATTGCCGGTACAACGCATTTATTTGATAGCGGATTTCCGTATAGTGAACCCATAACCGCCATCCCCATGAGATTCGACTTAAAAACCTTCGTGAAAGACTTCGTTAAATCGCTCATGCCGTTCGAACAGGATTCCGACGCGGGGATTTATCCATTCCTGAATTCCCAATACGGCACCCGTGAGCTATCCAGCACGGACTATTTGCGACTATACACGGGGTGGGTATACGTGGCAACCTCTACAATTTCCGACACGATGGCGGGGCTGGAACACGGGGTATTCAAAGTGGAAAAAGAAGCCGTTGACAAGTATTCAAACCTCGTGACGTACGACTTTGTAAAAAAAGTTGCTTCCCATATGCTTTTGACGGGAAACTGTTTCGTATACAAGCAGATGATAGGGAAGAAGGTAGACTCTCTCGCCATTCTCCGCTCCGATATGGTGACGTTCGAAGAGAACCCGAACGGCTCACTACGGAGCTACCTATACGGCGGAACAGGAACGAATCTCACGATTTATCCGAACGAAATGATTAATTTCGAGATGTTTTCACCGTTCCAATCCTACCCTATGGCCGTCAAGGGAGTATCCCCGATGCAGGCCGTGGCAATCCAAGCCGAAATGGACGGGACCGCGAACCGGTGGAACTGGAATTTTTTCAAAAACGGCGGAAGCGTTCGCGATATCCTCTCGACAAACCAAGCGATGAAACCCGAAGTCAAGCAAAGGCTGATTTCCAAATGGAAAGCGGAATTCCAAGGGGTGAACAACGCCCACAAAGTGGCAATCCTTGACAACGATTTGAAGTATTCGAGCGTCGGGGGAAGCCAGAAGGAAATGGACTTCGTGGAATCCCGGAGGTTCACGCGCGACGAAATCCTCGCCATTTACAAGCTACCGAAGGCGGTTATCGGAATAACCGACGACGTCAACCGGGCTTCTGCCATGGAAGCGCAAAAAACCTACAGGAGCGTTTGTATCGCGCCGTTCGCGGAGCAGATTGCGCAGACAATTACGAGAGACCTCTATAATAACGAGGTAACGTTTAAATTCCTGAATATCGTCCCGGCAGATACCGAGCAATTCCTTCAAGACCTCAACGCCGGAACCATCACGGTCAACGAGTACAGGAAAATCCGTGGGTTCGAACCCATCAAAAACGGGGACGTTCTAAAAATCGCCGATGGATCCACGACGCCGAGCGAGGGGGCCGAAAAGCCGAAGGACGAAAAAAGCCAGTACTCCGGCATCGTTTCCAAAATTATCCGCAAGCAAATCAATGGGACGCCCGAATACGAAGCCGAGCGGGAAAAACAGTGAGAAAAGAAGTGGAAGGCACGTACCGGACGCACGGACAAGTACGAGGCGGAAATGGTGAAAGCGGTAAACCGGATTTTTACCGAACAGGAAAAAGACGTGCTGAAACTGAAAAGGATATCGAAGGCAACGCTACCGAAACTGGACGGGGCGAAGTACAAGACCCTTTGGCAAACGCTCATCGCGCCCATGCTCATAAAGGTAATCGAAAAGGAGGGAAACGAGGCGCTGAGCGAAGTGGGGATATCGGCGCTTTTCGAAATAGGGGACCCGACGATCAACGAATTCATCCGGAAGGACATCGAGAAATTCGCCCAAGAAGTGGACATGGAAACGAAAAGGCTGATATTCGACATTATCGAAGCCGGAAACGTCGCGGGAATAGGACCGGAAGCAATCGCGACGAACGTATCCAAGGCGTTCGACACGTTCCGCAAGTCCAGGAGCCTGACGATAGCCCGTACGGAAATAACGAACGCATCGACCTTCGCCGACCTGAAAGCGTGGCAGGATTCCGGTGTCGTCTCCGGAAAGGAATGGTACACGGCCCTGGACGAGCGCGTTTGCGCGAACTGCGGGCCGATGAACGGGAAGAAGCAGGAATTGCCTGGGAAATTCTTCGAAAAGTGAGACGAGGCGCCCGGATGATTGAAACTCGATTACAAGCCGATTATCGGCCCGACTCTCCACCCGAACTGCAGATGCACGATGCTACCTATCCTTAAATAACCACCCATGGGAACCACACCGCCGTCCGTATGGCTGAAACTCGAAAGAGGAAATCTAATCTTTTAAAAAATCACCATGAAAGAAATAAAAATCGGAGAGAAATCGATTACCCTCGACATAGGGGAAGAACTCCGCGTGAAAGACCTCCGAAAAATCCAACCCGTGTACGTCAAGCACGGCGAGAACTATTTGGAACTCATCATCGGGCTCGTGGAGGTACTTTCTCCAAATAAGGAAAAGGATCTGGAGACGCTGGATACTATGACCGTCCAGGAATTCGCGGAATTCACCGAAGAACTCAAAAAGGCAACCTCCGACGAACAAAAAAAAACGAAGCAATAATCGAACGGTACGCACGGGAAGCCGTGAAGAAATGACCGAGGAGGATGCACGAGGACTTGATCGCTATCGAACTGATGGAGCAATTCGGGTGGAGCTGGGAGGACTACGGGAATACTCCGGAAAGGATAATTCGGCTGATACTTGAAAAGAGGGCGATCGACAGTAAACTCAAACCGTAAAAACAAACCATGGCAGACAAGAAACTCGAACTGGTAATCTCCGCGAAAGACAACGCCACGGGGACTATTTCGAAGGTCGGGAACTCCATGGCCTCCTCAGTCGCTTCCATAGGCGCCGCGCTCGCGACCGCTACCGTCGCCGCATCCGCTTTCTCTTTAAAAAGTGCGGCGAGCATGGAGCAGACCTCGGTAGCGTTCCAAACGATGCTCGGGAGCTCCGGGCAGGCTCAAGCGCTGATGCAACAGTTGTCCGACTTCGCGAAAGAAACTCCTTTTGAGTTTCCCGAATTGGCGAACGCCGGAAAAATGCTTTTAGCTTTCGGAACGTCCGCACAGAATATCAAACCGCAATTGACGATGCTCGGAGACCTTGCCTCTGGTCTCGGCGTTCCAATAAGCCAAATAACGTACGCTTTCGGGCAGGTGCAAGTGGCAACTAGGCTGATGGGAACGGAACTCATGCAATTCACGAATGCGGGCGTACCGCTTATCGAAGCGCTCTCAAAAACGATGAACGTTTCGCAATCGGAAGTAAAAAAACTCGTCGAAGAAGGAAAAGTAGGTTTTCCAATAGTAGAAAAAGCCTTGCTATCGCTTACGCAATCCGGTGGAAAGTTCCATGGAATGATGGCGATGCAATCAAAAACCGTCATGGGCCTGTGGTCTACGCTTTCCGATACCGTCGGCAACCTCGGACGGCAGATTATCGGCTTATCCACCTCGGGGGAGGTGATAGCTTGAAGCATATTCGACAAGATACGCACGAGCGCTGGGGCAATGATATCGGAGCTCGAAGGAATGACGCCGGACATCATATCTTTTTTCCAGGACTTCCAGAACACCGCGAAAATAGTATTCGAAAATCTCGTGAATCTCGCCAAGTGGTCATTTTATGGAATCACCTCGGCATCCAGTGGTCCCAATTGTTCACGTACATCGGCGCCGGAATCGTCGTGGCCGTTGGCGTTATCAAATCCGGAATCACGGGACTCATGGGTGGATTCAGCATCATGTCCATCGCGCTATTAACGGCGGGCCGTGCCGTGTTCTATGGATTGCATTTCATGCTGGGCGCTTACCTCTCTCCCATCGAAATCGCGTTCAACGGCGTAATCACCGGAATCCGGAACCTGCAGGCCATGCTCGGGCGGGAACTTACCCCGTTCGTATCCTTCGCCACCGACCTCGGGAAGGCCGCTATCGAATCCATGGGCGCTTCCGTGCAGGAATGAAGCTCCGCGATCCAGATATCGATAGACGAGATGACGGGAAGCATCGGGGACAGCCAAGCGGAGATGGATAAAGGGCTATCGGAACTATCCAATAACTTAGCTTCGAGCTTCACGACCGTAGCGATACCCGCGCTCCAAGCGACGGCGGCCGCCATAAACGGGCCGACCCCGAAAAGCGTATGAGGCGCAGCGTCTGGAGCGAAAGCCAAGGTGGACGAGCTCGGGAAGAAGATGAAAGAGGTATCCACGACCCTCGAAAGCCAGTTCCGAACGCTCGTCGGAAGCATAGACCAGCAGAAAACTAAGCTCGCGGACCTCCGCAAGGGATACGCGGAACTCGGCGCCAAGCTCAAGGAAATAGGCGTACAGGGAGCGAAGGATCTGGCAAAAATCGACGAGCAGCTGCAGAAGCAGGCGGACAAGATAGCCGGCATCAAGACCGAAGGCGGTTCCGACGTCGCGAAACGCTCGATATCGGCCCAAGAGGAGCTCAAGAAGCTCGAAGAGGAACGCGCCGCGAACGTCGCGAAAATCAAGAAGATGGACGACGAGCGGAAGCAGGGGGAGTACGCGGCTTTCCTTATCGAAAAAAACAAGCTCGACCTCGAAAACGCATCCATCGACGCGAAGAAAAAGAAACTCGAAGCGGAGATACTCCTCGCGTCGCAAAACGTCACGGCGGGGCAAATGGCGACGGCTCAGAACGACTTGGCAAAGAGCGAAGTGCAACTGATTTTGGAAAAGACCGCCGAAAAGGTCAAGGAAGCCGAAGCGGAAAAGGCGCAAATCCTCGCGACCCGAGCGGAGAAACTGCTATCGATAGAGGCGGAAAAATCGGCGGTACAGCTCCAGATGGACGAGAAATTGAAGCTGATAAAGCGCGAGCAGATGCAATACGGCGCCATGATAGCGCAAAGGATGACCGTTGACGCCCTCTACTTCGAAGCGTTCGGGAAGCATATCGAAAAACAAATCAGCAAGACGAAGGAAGCTATCAGCCTGATTAACGAGCTGGGAATACGCGGGGGAGTATCGGCACCGGCAACGGTCGACGGGGCGCGCGCGAACGGGGGAAGCGTCGGGGGAGGCAAAACCTACCTCGTAGGGGAACGCGGGCCGGAACTTTTCACGCCCGGATCCTCGGGAAGCATCACGCCGAACGAATCCATGGGAGGAGTCACCGTCACCATCGGGAACATCACCATCGGCAAGGGGGAAGACCCCCGGAGCGTCGCGAGAATCATATCCGAAGAGCTCGCCCGCCAGATGCAACTCGGAAGAAAAGGCATTTACTCTTAAATCATGTACGCAATCCCATACGCTTCCGCATTCTCCAACTCTACGGCACCCGTCGCGGAGGCTTTCGGGACGGTACAGATCGGGGACTTTTCATTGTACCAAGACGGGTACTGCGTAACGCGCGTATCCTATGACGACCAAGGGCAATCCGATTATGAGACATACAAGAATCCAAGGACGGACGGGGGAGGGGCGTTCTCGCGATATTACCGGGGGCATTCCATAAATATCGAAGTCACCGTCAAGGGCTCGACCACGCGGGAATTGCAGGAACGCATGGACGCGCTCAAACTTTGAGTATCGGGATTCGAAACGTACCTATACGCGACGAACCCGAAGGATACCAGAAAGATACGGGGAACCGTCACAGAACTGAAATTCGACCGCAAAGGCTGGCAAGTTACCTACGCGCGGGCAAAGATAGGATTCGAGACCGTCGAGCCGTTTTGGCAATCCACGGATTCGCAATCTCTCTCACGCGTAGGGGATAGTACGGGATTCATGGACGACTTCATCCACCCCGGAACCGCCAATGCCTTGCCGGTCTTTTATTTCGTTTTCTGAACCACGACCGCAACGGGAATTTCCATAGTATCGGTAGGGGAAGCCATGGAAATCCCGACCGCTATAAATTCTGGGGATATCGTGGTGGTGGACTCGCAAGAAAAGACCGTCACCAAGAACGGCGCAGGGATAGACTATACGGGGATTTTCCCGCAGTTCGAGCCGGGAAACAACGCGTTTTCGGTATCCGTTACGGGTGTTTTTTCCGTGGATACGACCATCGTTTCACCTAAGACATACTTATAAATGTTCACGATCAAGATTTTCGAATTTCCTACAATTGTACCCGTCTGGGATGATAATTGATTTTGGGACGATTCGGAAATCTGGACGGAGACGGGGGACGGGGTTTTCATTCGGACGATAAACGAAATCAACGACCTTTCTTTCTCGGCTCAAATCGACGGAGGACAAGGGGAACTGCGTATCGAGACGGTGGATGACGTTTCTGGAATGTCGGGAAACGTCGTGAGGGCATACCAGACATTGGGAACCTCCCAGAAGCTCGTATATTCGGGCGTTATCGGGAAGGTGACACAAAAAGTGGAATCCTCACGGGAATTTTACGAAATAAGCGCCACGGGGCTTGCCTCTCTCCTCGGGGATATTCTCTACTATGAGATAGGTCCGGCCTTTGACAAAAATTCCATCGATCCGGCGCAAATCGTGCGGGATATAGTAGACAGCGCAAGCGTTGACTATCCGAACTTATTTTCCTACGATGCGGAAAGCATCATCGACACGGGCATTATCGTATCCGTAAACTTTTCTTTCGATTCTTGCCTTACAGCGATAGGAAAAGTAGCGGAGCTCTCCGAATTCTTCTGGAACGTGGACGAAAACGGGGTGGTATCGTTCAAGCCCCGCACGAATTCCGCGAAATTCGGCACCTGATACGGGCTCGATTATGATTTCGCAATCATGACCGACGAAAACGACGACAGGATAGTATTCAATACGGGCGCGACAATCGACCACGCCTTGACCGTCGGGAAGGATATCGGGAGCCTGACGGTGGAGGAAGACCGCGAAAACGTCGTCAACGACTACTGGCTGACGTGGGACGGCGGGACGGAACGCGTATCGGACGGGGAATCCATAAACAGGTACGGGCGAAGGTTCAAGTACGAATCCAAGACGCAAATCACCTCGGGCGGCCTTGCCGTGGCGCAGGCGTTCGTCGACGAAAACAAAGACCCGATCCAAAAGGTTTCGGCGACCGTCGGAGCCTGATATCCGTTTTTCGACATCGACCCTGGGCAAGTCTTGCAATTCCGAAACTTCGGATACATCCCTGCCTTGCAAGTTTCCAGAATAAGTTACACTAGAAACGATGCAACGCTGGAACTCGAATCATACGACTCGTTATCCAAAGAAATTCTTAATACTTAAATTATGGCAATCGTACAAAACAAAGCAAAGAACCAAGGCATAGGGCAATTGCTCGTCACCGCATCCGCATGAGCCGGAAGCATCACCCTAGCGAGCGGGCAGGGCGCGAAATTCCCGTCCGTTTTCCCGTTTCAGATACTTCTGGAGCAGTATGATTCGCTCTCCGCCATTACCGCTCGGGAAATTGCCACCTGTACCAACCGTTCCGGGGATACCCTAAGCATCACGCGGGCAACGGAAGCCATCCCGAACACGCCGGAATCCGTGACGCAGGAGCAGGTGGCTCGTACTTTCGATATAACTCCGGGGATTTGCCAAGTCTCCAACGTCTTCACCGCGAAAAGCCTCGACGACCTATACGCTTCCACGCAGGAAGGGGCGCAGAAGCAGGCGTATACGTTCGCCGTCGCTACGGGACTCGTCAACGCATACGCAGTGAACCTTTCCCCAAGCCCGACATCCTATACGCTCGGAATGCGGGTACAATTCGAGGCGAATTTGGAGAATACGGGAAGCGCGAGCTTGAACGTGAACGCGCTCGGGGCGAAGATCGTTAAAAAGCTCGGGGGGACTGCCAACCTCGTCGCGGGCGACATCGCCGCAGGTTCAATCGTGGACGTGATTTACAACGGGACGGATTTTGAAATGCAAACTCCGAGTTCGAAAATCCCATCCGTGGACGTTCTGGCGCTTACCGAAGACACGGTATGAAGTCTTACGGCAGATTATTTGTTAAAAAACAACGGAATTGGACCAAATAAAAAAATAAAGCCGGATGCGTATGCCGAGCTTATTTTGGGGAAACTCGTTACGACCTGATTCGCGAATATTTCCACCACGAGCGGAAACAGCACGGTATTCACCGCGACGAAAACGGGTTATATCAATTTCTACATAGGAGCGACGCATCAAGACAATCAAAACGGATGAGTGGCTACCATAATCCAGTACAGTACTGATGGCGGAACCATATACAATACGTTCAGAACGGTATCGAATTTCGCTACCTGATGAAGTTGAGCGATAACGACAGTATCTTGGTCGGGCGTATTTTTCGTAACCGTGGGAATGAAGATCAGAACTAACGTAACGATTACTGCGTCGGGAAGCGGGAAATGAGAATTTGATTACAGCCTTTAAAATAAGCCATGGCAATCCAAACCCTCCTAAACGGCGAGTCCAACCTCGACCACCGCACAAAGCTCAACGAGAATTTCTCGGAGCTTTACGATTCGATACGCCCGGGAATCCTCGACTACAACGACACCGCAACGCAGGCAGTACCGATTTCCATTCCCGGAACGAATACCTACGTACCTCTCACGAACGACGGGCTCGGGGCATATACGAACAAAACCTACGCACCTCCAGGGGTTTCCGACGTTTGGGACGTGTCGAACAACCGTTTCGACTGGTCGGAATTATCCCTCGGGGACTCGATAAACATCCGGATAGACTTCGACCTGATAACCGCCACGAACAATACGCAAATCAAATGCTCCCTGATAATGTCGGAGGGGACGCCGAGCGAATACGAAATCCCCTTCATCCTCCCGGTGAATTTCAAAACCTCTGGAACCTACACGTTGACGACCCAGAACGGGATTTACTTCGGAAACGCCGAGACGCTGAACTGATACGCCAAATTCAAAGTAAAGTCAGACCTTTCCTGCACCGTAAAAGTGAAAGGGTGGTACTGCCAAATATTCACTTAATTTCCAAACATGACCGATAGGCAATTCCAAGCGGTACCGATTAAAAACACGATTGTAATCGACGACCGCGTCGTACTGGTGGACTCCGAGGACGGGAACAAACTCAAGCAGGTACCGGCAACGGCGTTCAAGGGCGAGGACGGGGCGCCGTGAGCGGACGGGGCGCCGTGAGCGGACGGGGCGCCGTGAGCGGACGGGGCGCCGTGAGCTGGATGAGACGTTTACGGACCGGGGGCGTCCGCATCGGGAAACCTCGCGTCTTTCGACGGCACGAGCGGAGAACTACTGGCGGACAGCGGGGCGCTAAATTCAAAAGGAGGACTCCTCATAAGCATCGATAATGCCGCAGGGGATATTGCCCGGACTTCCGACGGGTGGATAGAGGACGAGAAATACGGGGTTTGGTTTGAGAATAATATATCTGCGTGTAGCGGAGAATTCGATAGCGCAGTAAAACTTACTGGAAAATTCACGTTGAAAATCAGTTCTACAGACGTAACCTGAACCCCATATGCTACCATTTGACTTGCGGGGGCAACGTCAGGGACATTATGACCATCCACCCAATACAAGCATGCAACTCCCGTAAAATCTTCAACGAAATACAGGCTAAGCTGTTTCGTAAAAACAAACAACGTAGCCGCTCTTTCGGCATTCGTGCAGACTACTACCTATAATTCTACCGGAACCAGACTGACGGTAACATCCTCGAACAAACTTACGTGAACGAACGATTGGACTCTATGTAGCGCAAGCGTTACTACCGACGCTACGGCAACCCATATGGTATTCGTATTAGCGAATCAGGTAGCCTGAAACGTCTCCGACGCCTGGTTCGACGTGAACTCCATGACCCTGGAAGAAGTGTACGAACCGGTAACGGATTCCATCGTAACGAAGCAGTCCTCGCT